ATGGAAAATGAAGCAGCTGCAATTATTGCTAAAAGCTCACCTCAACAAATCGCGACCGGCGAGTTGGTTGTCCTTAAAAACACCATCAAGAAGTTCTGCAAAGGTCCAATGCGATCTGAACTCATGAAGTTGGCTAATTCAGAACTTGGGGCACTCTGCTCTAAGATCACTGCGGAGCGCATGCCGGTTTATCAAGCGAAAATCACCCGCCTTAAAGAACTTGCCAAGTGCAACAATCAGTTAAGACTAAGAGACGAACTACGAGAAATCAGAAGTACAGGCATTTAACCCGATTTAATCAAGCAAGGACGTTAACCGCCTGATAAAAGAAATATTACAACAATAAATAACCACAACATCATAGGCTAATTAGCATGCAGTACGAGAATAATAGAAAAGTCGTGAGAGCGGGGTACGCCCCAATTGAAGAAGAGCAAGATGGCGCTAATGCCCAACCTCAACAGCCAGTACAAGAGACGCCTGATCCTGAACCAGAATATGAAATCAACGTAAAAATCCATTGCACGAGCGAGGAGCTAAACTCTCTCCAGACTGGACAATGGTCTTTGGGGCGCACTGAGCTTGAAGCGCCAGTGTCACAATGGGGAAAGGAGGAAACACCAGAGAAAGAAAGTGTTCTGACAGCTCATTGCTTTCAAAATGAAGAAAAGGTGCTTCACCATGAACTCTTTGCCAAACATCATACGACTTGCTTCGACGTTATACCTAAACCAAAAGGTACCAAACACATTAACGCCGAATTTATACCGGTAAAGTTAGCGATAAAAGCAAACGAGAGTAAATTGGCATTTCCGACAAAGGGCTACTTTTATCACTTTGTTAGTGGAAAGCTAAACCGTGAATATCGTATAGCGGGAGAAGGGCGTTCAACGTTTCAGGCAACCTTATCTGAAGCCTCGAAACTGAATGACGATCTGTTATCGCCAAACCAGTTAACGAGTGTCTTGCTGCCATATAAACGAGAAGATGCACCAGCACCCGATCAACATTTTCTATATCGCTTGGAAAAACTTAGCCAAGATCAGCTAGATGCGGTAACCACTCAATGGCTCGACGAACACGCACTTAAACTGGAAATGGACGACATTGTTGCCGCAAGAACGTCAGCATTAGAGAAACGACCTGAAGCAGAGCAGGGCGCTGAAGTATGGCCCCCTTTAAAGCAGTTTAAGGCCGTTCACCCATTTGGTGATATATGGGGGCAATTCAAACAGCATCAGCTTAGTGAAACTATGGTTAACGTCATGCAGAGTTATTCGATTCCTGACAAAGTTCCAGTATTGATCCTCCCCGTCACGAAAGAGGAACAGCTAACAGAGACTGTCCTAGATATCTTTTCTAAGGTCGCTGGAGTTGGCATTGGTAAGAGTAAGAGCAAATCTATTCCACAAACCATTCATCGTTTCTGGTCTGGTGGTGCAATGAGCCAGGAAGCGCTGCATGTACTCACTGATTCCATCGATAAGTCTGAGGGAAGCCCGTTTAAACACTGCATTTGGCATTCGTCTGCACTAGAACAGGAACTTAAGAAACGCGAGCTGATCCAAGTGGAAGTGATTGATACGCGCGAGACACAAAGGGTCGTACTTCGAAGTTACGGCTATGATACTTGCGACATTGATGAGCTATTTGAGCCGGACCCAACACAAAGCACTTTTGATCGCTTAAGAAAGAAACCGTTGCCTAAGCCTAAACCCGGTGTACTGACTAAATCTGAATTGCTCAAAATGGTTAAAGCAGCGTGTGACCATTTGCAAAAAGGTGGAAGTGACAAGTGGGATGGCATTAAACATTTTTCCGACATCTCTCGTTTGATTTACTTAAAAGAAAAAGGCGGCCATCATTTTGATGTGGACTTTGGCTTAGGAAACATGAACTTCGAGCAAAGTTACTATCACAATGATGAAGGAGGCACTGTTCCGTTAATGGGGGCAACCACTTCTGTAAGCAGAGACAGAATCAACGAGCACCTGCAGGTTGTTCATCCTAGTAAACCGCAGGATCTTTCCGATCAAAGCTACCGTGATTCTGTTGTGCAGGTAGCAGAACAGGCGATGATGATGTCAGGTATGCTAAATGGCATTATCGCTACCAGTGCACAGAACCCTAATATTGTTGAAGGTATAGAGACCCTTAGGACTTATGTTAGGAGTGGAGACCTATCAAGTGGCATGGTGGCAAATCGGAAGTTGCTCGGTGATACTCCTAACAGCTCAGCTTATACCATTCCACCTTATCTCATTGATTTAGAACATATTACTGAGGAGTCAGATTCTCGATAATTTCATACTGAAGAATGACTTAGATCTTTACCCGAGCAGAACAGCTCAGGTAAAAGCTTATTTATAAATTGACATCGGGATAAGTGTATATAAGGATGAAAGTATGAATAGAGATCTTAAACGCCACGCAAACCGAATTATCATCATTCTATAGGAATGGTGGGAGTCAGTACGCGTTAGATTTTTAAAACCCACCGAATCGAGGTGGGTTTTCTGTATCTGCCTCGTGGGATCAGTCCTACAATAAGGAGGTAACATGAAGAAAGTCGCAGTTTTCGGCAAGCCAGGAAGCGGTAAATCAACGCTGAGCAAACAATTGGCACGCGAGACAGGCATTGAATTGCATCAACTTGATTCGATCGTCTACAAGAAAAATGGTGAGCACGTCGATGCAGCGACGTTCAAAGAAGCCCATAACAATATACTCGAAACCGAAAGTTGGATAATCGACGGACTTGGGCCAATAGAGTCGTTCAATCAGAGACTAGATGAAGCTGACACCTTGGTTTACATCGATCTTCCGTACCTCACGAGTTATTGGCTAGTCACCAAGCGGCTTTTAAAAGGATTAATAGTTAAACCTGAAGGTTGGCCAGATGGAAGCTCAGTCTGGAATGGCACAATCCAAAGTTATCGATTCTTAAAACTCAGTCCAAAGTTTTGGAACGACAAGTTCATACAAAGGTTAGAATCCATTTCAGAAAAAAAATCTCTACACGTCATCCGATCCATTTCCGAGTTAAACAGGTTTGCGCGTGACCACATCAAGTAATGAGTTTAAGAAGACTCGTAATATGCAGCTTAATCATCGATAGATGGTTAAGTTGTATATTAGGTATTTTATGGTAAATACAATTATGTTTAATGGACTTCAAAAAAGAGAGGAGTAATGGCAATAAAAGAGTCAGATTTCACGTAGATGAACACATTATTTAACATAATATACATAATGCGCACTAAGGGAGGCAAAAAAGAAAGGCAACTTTGTACGTTAATTCAATCAGTTACCTTTACTTTTTGTCTCTTTAATCAGGCAATCTTTTTACTATCAGCTGCTTCTTCTAAACGTCTCAATGCGTTGATTGCACCTTCATTTTTTGAACGTTCTGCGATGATTGCTAGCATTGTAAGTTCTACATCTAGACCTAAGATATCTGCTATTTCACATGACATATCATCACTCATTGTGCCGCCTTTGTGCCACTTATGGACTGTAGAATGCGTTATATCTAAAAATCGTGCGACGTCACGTAAGCTATGTAATTGTTTTTCAACCATTAATCGGTTGAGTAATTCTCGCGTAGTTATCATCTTTCTACCTCCAAAACGAAGCTTAGTTCACCTGTGCATCGTGTCTCAACCGGTTTACACCAATAATCAAATGATCTTTAATCTCTACGTCTGAGTTGAGCTAAGTATTTGAGATGCTTTGTAGATACGCGGACACGTCAAGCCGGGAGGCTTTACGATCCTTTTAAAGCCCCCTAAGTGATTCGAAGCGCTACGGGGGCTATCTGATAAAGGAATCATAAAGCCACTAAGTATTGACCAGATAAAACAAAAAAGGATCAAATTTATGTCAGTTACAAGTCAATCTCTCAAACTTGCTACTCTAAATTCTAAAGCAGACGCGAAGGCTGCTTAACCCATGTCACACGAGCAGCACCCAAGCAAACTGGACTACATTTGTGCTACTTCCGGTTGTGACGAAATGGCAGATATCCCGGGCGGTATCTGCCACAGCTGCGAAACTTCTTATCAAGAGGTGGTTAACTGTCCGTTAACCAAACTACTCGATCCCCTACTCGGTTATTCTGACCCGCTAGAAACCCCAGAACAGGCACAAAGCCGTAAGACTCGCGCTCACCGCGGCTTTTGTCAGTACCACCGCAAAATCATGTACCGCACTGCGGTGCATCCTAGTTCTAATGTGGCATTCCTAACAGAAAACGGAAGAGCGACACAAGAAAGCATGGTCAAAGATGCGTGTCTATTTATGGCCGCGGTCGTTAATGAAATGTGCTTAGTCTCACGTAAAGTGGGAACCCGTACTCAACAAGGCTTTTTGCTGCGTACTTGGAAGCGTTTCGAAGAGATGACAGGCTTTCCCGATTGGCGCATTAAGCAGTGCTACAAATGGGCTAAAAAACGCGGTTGGTTATCCTCAAAGCAACCCCGTGAGAGCTACACAGGTAAAGACAATATCCAGAAATGGCGTGGACTCGCGTCTATCAAGCGTGTCGAACTCAAATACTTTGAAGATTTGGGGATCTTGGATAAGTTCTTAGACGCCCAGAAAAAGGCAAAGAGCCGACTTAAAAAGCAATCGACTGACTGGAAGATGCCGATTAAGTACATTCTAACCCCTATTACACTCCTACGTCGTCGACGTAGAGAAGCTGCGGAACGTAAAGCCGCGGCTAAAGTCCAACCAGACTTTTCTCCAGGCTTCGATTCGAACCCGCCCCCTATCCCTATATAGTGCCGTTTTGTCTGTATGCCCCTTAGTTGGGGCTTTCTGCGTTGCTTTGAGCTCAGGATGAGCCATAGAGCGCGATTATCACGGTTATTTTTGCCGCGGTAACAGGTTGGTTTGTCCAAGTTGCGATCCTTTCTCCCTCATTTTTGCCTTGAAAATCAGAAGTGTGCATTTTTTAACCCGTGAAGTGCTCCATACTTTACTCTATAGCTGTACTCCATAGTCTCACTCCATAGCCTTACTTCCCCTAGTCTTCGACTAGAACGCCTTCGGTTAGAGATAGTAAAGATCTTAAAGAATACTGCCTAAAGGCAGTTGAGAATGAAGCGGCTCTACTTGGTCGCAAGCGACCTGGAGCCTTTCAGTGCTGAACCACTCCAATACAATCGACTGGCTTTATCAAAGGCGTTTAGTGTATGGGCCGTTTATGTCGCTGCGCGACGATTCTGGCAAGGTGAAGGGCGAGATTTAAAACAGGCGAACAACGAACGTTCCCCATGAGACATAGACACGGCTGTCTATGTCAGTTGTTCGTATCGAGTATAGTCATCCGCATCTATGGTGGACCAGACATAGTTATGGCCAACATAGACAAAAACGGCTATGCTGCAGCAAATTGAAGTTGGGGATTCATGATGAGTTACTTGGGTTCTAAAGCAGCCAGTGGTGCGTATCAAGCTATCATTGCCAATATGCCAGCGCACGATACATATATTGAAGCCTACCTGGGAACAGGCGTGATATTTAATCGCAAACCACCCGCGGTGCGTTCGATTGGGTTAGAACTGGACGCGGTGACGCTTGCGGACTTCAATCCAGAACGAGAGATTGAAACGTACAACGAGGATTCCGTGGCGTTCCTGGACGCGTACACGTTTGAGGAGCCGGAACGCACCTTTATCTATGCCGACCCGCCATACCTAGAAGAAACCCGGACGTCGAACAACCGTTATCGTAAGGATTACACCCGGGATGATCATCTCCAAATGCTGGCACTTTACCAGCGGCTGACCCAGCAAGGGGTTCAAATCATGATTTCAGGCTATCCGTCTAAGCTCTACGATGAGACGTTAATCGGCTGGCGAACGCACACGTTTAGAGTGATGACCCGCGGCGGAGTACGTACAGAAAAGCTCTGGATGAACTATGAGGCGGATTCTAAGCATTGGTCGACCTACGCAGGGAAAAACTTCACAGACAGGCAGAGAATCAAGCGTAAGGCCAACCGATGGGCGAAAAACTTTGCAGCAATGGATACCGCGGAACAAATGGCCGTTTTGTCGGCCATTATGGATATTCAAAGTCCCCCTGTTGATTTGTGTAACACATATCAAGATATATAAAATATGTGCCTTATTGATATGAAATATGTATAATCCTTAGCGGATTCGTAAACTCTCCCGGCTTGTTCCCGTTAACGTCAGTTAAGGTAACGAGCTCTATGCCATATCAATATACTAAATCGCAAATCGTCACCCTTTCCCTGTCAGGCTTAATCTGTCTCGGCTTTTTCATACCCAATGGTCTCTCTGAGCTTTCGTTCGTGTACCTGTCAAAGGTGCTGCTATGATAAATCTGCTCAAAGGTTGCTACTACAGTTTTGAACTGATGGTGTTTATCGCTTGTTGTCATTACGCTTGGGTATTTTGGACAGGGGTGTTTCTATGAGCCAGAAATACAGTCAAATCCTAAGTGGGATAGCGTTTGTCACAGGCTTGTATCTTGTGACTAAAGTTAAGCCCAAATTCCCCCTTTCAGCCATGCTTATCGTAGATGCACATCTCAAGTCTGGCCTGGATGCGAAAACCTTTATTGAACGCAACGAGCTGAACATTTCCGAAGCCACGTTGAGCCAATGGGAAAGCGGTCAAGTGCAAGTACCCGCGGACGTATTAGAAAAGCTTGGATTAGCCACAGAGGTAACGTTATGAGCCCAAGAGAGCGATTCACCCGCATCATTAACGACATCAAGCAAACCAGCCAAAAGCTCGAGGACGAGTCGCCAGATTGGGCCAGCGTGTCTGCGTTCAAATTGGTTGGTGTCGTGAAGGAATACGCCATTCAAAACTTTAACGCCGCTCGGCTCATCTTCGATCGCAAAGTCTCAGCCTTGGAGAATCTACAGGCGCAAATCGACGAAATCAGACAGGAACTCAAGGGAGAGAAACAATGATTTTAGGATACGTCACCTGCACGGCCCCGGGCTGCAATGAACCGATGGAAGTATCGCAGTGCAAAGGAAAGCGCAGCAAGTACCTTAAAGGCCGCTGCAATGCGTGTGAATGCACCGAGCAACGCGCCAATGCCAACACCCAAGACTATCTTAGTCAATATATGCCTTTGGAAGCACTTAACCAGGAACATGAAGTGCAACCAGAAGGCATATCCGTGCAACAAACCGCGCTAGAAGTGCAACCCGAACCCTCAAATGTGCCTACGCCAAGCGCATCCGATACGCCTCAGGAAGATAAAAAAAGTGCCTCAGACACCGCTTCCGGTGGCGGATGGGTGTTCGCCAGTATCGGCGCGGCCCTGGGCTATGGCCTAGGTAAACTCATTTCAAACGTCAGATTCGCATAAGGAAACATCACCAATGAGCCAGAAAAATCCAACCAAGCAAGAGCAAGTTATTGAAGAACAACTAGAAATCGAAACGCGCTCTACAGAAGACAAAAACCAGTTTCTGAGTGAACTGGAAACCGATTTTGACCCGGACGCGGCCCTGGCAAAGCAAAGCCAGGAAGAGGACGAGAAGCAAAAGCAAGCCGAACTTCAAGCCATGGCCGATGAAGCCACCAAAGAAGGCGTACTGACGCTTCTTGGCGGTGTGGAAACCATCTTAAAGGACTCTGTTGACGATCGTCTGGAGATTGGGGAAGAGAACGCCGTGGTTATCGCCACGTCCGCGGTCCCCGTGATTCATAAGTACAATGTCACGCCCCCACCCTGGGCGGTGAAATACAAAGAAGAAATCGGACTGGGTTTGGCGGTCGCGACCGTGGCCTTTTCCTTGTTCATGCAGCACCGCTCACTGAAAAAAGCAGACCGACAAGCCGAGCTCGAGCGTCAGCGTGACGCTGAACAAACCGCGGCGTAGTGAGCCCTATCACAGTTAAGGCATATCTAAGACACTTAACATTAGGTATCTAAGGCATATAAGCCATTACCAATAAGACCGTCCAACGTTGGACGGTTTTTTATTGGAGGCACCTTTGGAACCCATCAACAACAATAACGAGCTCGATAACCATCACGCCTACGTAGTCGGCATGTCGGGCTCTGGTAAATCTTCCCTGGCGAAAAAGCTACTCATTGCGGCCACAGACCAGGTGGCGATTTACGATCCCAAACGCGAATATGACGGCAAGCTCAAGGGCCGTAAAATCCGTGTCTATACCAACCTAAAAGCCTTTGCCAGTGCCCTGCTCGCTGGCCGTGAAACGCGCCAGGGCTTTAAGATTGCCTACCGCCCGAATGAGTCTTGCGCGAAGGACTTTGATTTGTTCTGCCGCGTGGTCTGGGGCTGTGGTGACGGCAAGCACAAAAAGCCACTGAAAGTCATCTGTGAAGAGGTGGCGGAGAACTCCACAGGCTCAGGCAAAGCGACAGGTTATCACGGCAAACTGCTGCGCCTGGGACGCTCTTACAACATCCACACCATTAACCTGTTTCAACGCGGCCAGGAAGTGCCTAAAACCATCATTGATAACTGTGAATATGGTTACGTCATGCTGACCAAAACCCCCAAAAGCCGCCGCTATCTGGAAGACCTGACCGGAATATGCGCCTTAGAGCAAGGAACCTTGCAGCGTTTTGAGTATTTCTGCCAGGTCGGAATTGAAGTCCAAAGAGGCAAATTTGGCTGGTAGTTTGTGAAAGCCATCACGCTTAAGGCATATCTAAGGCATATCCAGATTAGGTATCGAAGGCACATATCGCGTTACCAATAAAGCCGTCCACTAAGGGCGGTTTTTTATTTGGAGTACAACTCAACATGATTAAATTGAACGCAAAAAATCTTCTTATCCTAGTCGGTGTGTCCGTGGCCAGTGCTGCGGTCGTCGTTTGGGCGTCAAACAACGTCGATTCCGTTGAAGACGTGATTGGCGACTAAGGGAGAAGCGCATGATTTCTGTAATGAAACTGAATTCGTTCACAGGTGCGGGCTATGGCGAAAAGGCCTCTTTGGTCATTCCGACAGGCCCGGTGTACGAAGAAATTTTTCTTGAAACCAACCTGCTCCCGGAGCAAATCACTCGCGTGACCATCACCTTAAACGGCGATGAAATTGTCGTTCTGGACGGTCAACTGATGAAGATGTTGGAAGCCTACAAAGGTCTGAACTCAACACAGGGCTTTTACAGCATCCCACTGGCGGACATTACGGCCAAGACCAAAAACGGTATGCGTTACACGGCGCTGGTGACAGAGAAGACCGATAACATTCTGCTGGAAGTGGAAATCGCCCCGGCTGCTGATGGTGCACCAGATGTGCAGCTCAAAGGCTTTGCATCCGTGTCGCCAGCACAAGCCGCGCGCATTGTCGTGCCGCAAATCAAAAAGCAAACCATGCAAGCCACGTCGACGGAAAATGAGTTCTTAGACCTGGTATCCGGGCCGCTTCTGCACGTGCGCCGTATGCACTTTGCCAGCGACAAAATTACCTCGTTGGAAATGTTCCGTGACTACATCCGCGAATACGATTCAACGGGCGTGGTCGACAAGATGCGCGCCCTACGCAATCGCCGTTTCTGGCAGTCGGGTTACTTCCATTTCGACCCAATCATGCGCGGTTACTACCTGGATGAATTGATGTCGACCGCGCACGACAATGAGCTGAAATTCACGGTGAAAACGACTGAGCCGTGCGGCTCGATTCCGATCATTGTCGAGTCTGTCAAAGTGGTGCGCCCTGACCTTATCGGCGGCGAGTAACAGGAGGCGCTATGTCATTTTTCGATGACCTGACGAACTTTGGCAGTGGGATGCTCGATTCCGTGGGGGAAGGGTTTGACAACCTGGTTACTCACGCGACCACCCCAACCCAAACCGTCAATGCGACTACGCAAAAGCAAGGGGCTCAGGAAGCCGATAACCACGGCAACATCAAGACCAGCGCGTCGACGGCGAACGCTTCCAGCGGCATCCCGACGTGGGCGAAGTACGCCGCGGGTGGCCTTGGCGTGGCGGTTGTGGTCACGGGCTTGATTGTCCTGGCGAAAGGGAAATAAGGGGGACACATGCCATTAGTTGTCTTCCTTCCCCTACTTGCGGGCGGCGTCGGTTTCGGTGCCGGGTTTTGGTCGGGCTCTGGCGCGACCAAACTCTTAAAACTGGGCGCGGTAGCCGGGGGCACTTACCTCGTCTACCGCGTGGTTAAGGAGGCGAAATGATACCGGGAATTTCTGGCGGGCTGACCAACAGTGGCTCGATGCCAATCAATGCCAGTGGTGGTCATGCTGGCCCATCCAGTGCGACCGCGCGCAATTCGTTTGGCGGCATTCGCAATGGTTCTATTAACTTTGGGGCGGCGGTGTGTCGTCCTGGCTCCCTTGGGTAGCCCTGACGGTCGTAGGAGGTCTCTTGGTATGGAAAAGCAACTGACCATCAGCTTTCTAAAGCCTACCCGCCCGGACATTGGCTACCACTTAGATCAACTTAAACCCGCGTTTAATGGCTCGGATTGTGCCAAAGCGGAATGGTTGGCGATGGTGGAACGCGTGAAATCAGGCGATGCAGGCTTCTACCTCATCAAGGCGAAAGGCGTGTTACTGCGCTTTGTAGGTCGCGTGATTGACGGGGCTTACCACATCAACGCGATGACGGGCAAAGGGCTGCACCAAGCAGCACCGCTGATTATTGAGCGATGCGTGGCGATGGGTTATCCGTCGATTACCTATCACACCTACCGACCAGGTATGGGGCGTATTTTATCGGGCTTTGGCTTTGAGCTAGACAAGCAAATCAGCCAGACCGAGCGCCGCTATTTATTGGACTTGGGAGGTGCGCATGGGTAAAGGCGGCAGCAGTAGCAGCAGTAACACCACTCAAAACACTAACGTTAACGGCACGAACGCGGTCAGCGGTGACAACCTGGGCGTGTTGGTCAGTGGTGTGAATGGTTCCACGATTAACGTCACCGCCACCGACCACGGCGCGGTGAAAGCTGCCAGTGAAACGGCGAAAGCCTCGTTAGAGTTTGGGCGGGACGCGCTCAAGTCTAATGAACACGCGGTAGACAAAGCGTTGAAGATGGGCGGTGACAGCGTCACTAAGGCGCTCAACTTTGGCGAAGAGTCGCTCAAGGGCGCACTGGGTATCACGAAAGAATCGCTCGATAAGATGGAGACCACATCGAAAGGTGCGATTGATGCGGTGAAAAGTATGGCGGCGCAGTCGAACGAAAACGCTCGCACGGCCATGTCGATTGCCGACCGAGCCAAAGCGCATGAGCAGACCGGAAACGCCCCGGAGATGACAAAAATTGTCTATGGCGCGTTAGGTGTCACCACTGTGGGTCTATGTGTCCTAGCGTATAGGAGTAGCCGATGATTTTACAACCAGGAGAAGTCAAACGCATCAGCGTGACGCGCTACCGCTGGTTGATCGTTCGTGAAGCACAGGATTACTTCTTCGTGCAAAGCGACAACAGCGAACGTACGCGCCTCGATGCGGGGGATAAGCTCGATATCAACGGCATTCAAGAACTGGATATCAGCAACCCACGTACCACACCGATTAGCGTCGAATATCAGCTCACCGACCGTGATATCGAGACCACGCCACCTGTAAACCTCAAAGTGGCGGACGCTATGGCAGTCACAGAGGTGCGCGCTGTGGTGAATACGCGTGAAGTGAGCGCGCAAAGTTTTACCACCCCGGCCCACATCAACATCACGCCGGAGAGCGAAAGCGTCTTTGTCAGGCATCCGCCAGTCGCAAGGAAATCATCGTTCAGAACATCAGTGTGAACGAATGTGAAGCCATGCTGGGCGCACAAGCGGTGTCCGCGGTGAATGGTTTGTCTGTCTTAGGTGATAGGCAGTCCCCGGGTGGTATCACCTTATCCGGGGTGGTGAATTGTGGGCGTTTAACAACGGTAGCGGCCCGTTAAAGCTGGCCGTTTTGGAGGTGCACAATTAGCAGCTTTATGCCCCGTCGCGCTCGAGCATTCGACCCGCTGACGGAACACCTTATGAACCTGCAACCTGAACAAGTCGACGCCCTGGAAATGATGCGGGGCGTCTACAGCAATCAGATTGCGTTGAGCGCCGCTATTTTAGGGTTACAGCGTCACTCTATCATTAACCATCATGACGTTTACGGCTTAGGCGAAAGTGTGGCAGCCAATACACTGCCCCGCTTTCAAGCTGTGAAACAAGAACTGGAGACACAACCTCTATGAGTGAAAACAACTTTTCGGCCATCAGTCAGATGGTGACCGAAGCTCGAAGCTTACTCGATACCATCAAAGGCGGCGCTATCAGCACCATGCAAACGGCCTTTGATAATAAACTTGTCGATTTCACCGGACAATTCAACAGTAAGCTCGGCAGCTACCAAACTCAGCTTAATGCGGCGACCGCTTCCATGATGGAAGTGATTAACGGCCACAACGTGTATCGCGTAGGGAATAAGAAAGTCTATGAAATTCAACACACCGTTGCGTACGGTGGTTACCAAGCTGGCGCGAACCCAGACTCTGCGTTTCCCAACGCTAAAAACCCGAATTTTCCCATCAGCTATTTCAACTTGATTGAGTTCGTGGCAAACCAAGGATTTGGTACACAAAGCGATCGCTTCCAGGTCGACTTCTACCAAACGCATCGCGGAATGGTAAGCGCCCAGTATGTCGACCATTTCGTCTTCACCGGTACTTCTTCACAAGACTCCGTGTCGGGCTATCTGGAAGTCAAAGCGGCGACCGAGCATGGCGGATTGTGTTTGTACATCTCTCAACCTACTGGCAATCGAGAGGTCGCCATCACCAAAGACCTGATTGGGCGACGAATCCCGATTAGTCTGCGTGACATCGGCCAAGGCCATGACAACGGCACGGCCAGACTGTCGATTAAGGTCGACAGTCGCTACCATGTGGGGGCTGACCGTCATTTTTATCTTAAGGGGGAATACTCTTCCAGCCGAGGCCAGCCGCCAGCAAAACTGTACAACTCTAACTCTGTTCACTGGAGCCGATAATCATGGAAATTCAATCATTTGCTTACAACGAAAGTGACCAGGTTACGCAAACCCGCTGGGCTGAGGTTCGTGCCATTCGTGACGCGAAACTCAGCGGCGCCGATGCGCTTATGAACCTAGCCATGGACAGCGGTCTCGAGACGGCCGCTATCGCTGAGTATCGCCAGGCTTTGCGAAACATCCCTCAAACCTACAACCAACCGGATGATGTGGTATGGCCGCAAAAACCATTATTGCCGCAAGCGTCTGCGTAATCGGAGCCTTGATCATTATGAATAGAAAAACCGTGACCGAAGCGGTCTCAAAATGGAGCCTATCGACACGCAGTCAGGCGCGTATGTTGGGCGTTCACCGTGACCTAAAAGCCGTGGTGAAACGTGCGATTGAACTTTCGCCGTTTGACTTTGGCATTACATCAGGCAAGCGCACAGCACAAGAGCAAAACGCGCTCTTTAAAAAAGGGGCAAGCCAGTTAGACGGGTATTCCAAAATTAGTCGTCACCAAACAGGCCACGCCGTCGACTTTGTGGTCTACGACGAAAACGGCAAAGTGACCTGGGGCTTTAGCTACTACGAGCAAGTGAGCTGGGCATTTAAGCAGGCTGCGCGTGAGCTCGGTGTCAGCATTGTCTGGGGCGGTGACTGGACGTCCTTTAAAGACGGTCCCCACGTCGAACTTAACCGAGCTGTCTACGGATGATTAGCCAAAAGGACGCGAAGACCGTCGCGTTAACCATAGTCGGCAGCGTTCTCGCTGCCTACACCATTAAATGTCTGAAAAAGAAAGGATGGTTATGATTGGATTGATCACATCATTGGTGAACAAAGGTCTGGGTTACTTTGAGCGCAAGCACGAAGCCAAACTCAAGGCCCAAGACCGCGCCGACCAGCTCGAGCAAGCCCAGGTGAACGCCAAAATAAAACGCTTGGAGAAAGGCGATGACTCCGCGGCCAAGCTGGATGAACTCAGCATCAAGCAGCGGGGCTGGAAGGATGAATATTTGTTGCTTCTGACCACCCTACCGCTGGGCGTGTCGTTTGTCCCTGGCTGGGCCCCTATTGTGGAGCTCGGCTTCGATGCGCTCGAGAACATACCCGAATATTACTGGTATGCGCTTGGCATGATTTACATCGATACGTTTGGCTTTCGTCGTATGGTACGTGTGGCCTTTGAACACTGGCTACAGCAGCGCTTTGGAGGTGTTAGTGGGTGAATATCAAACCCTTTTGGTGTTTGCGGTGAGCTCGATAAGCTCAGGGATAGGACTGGGCGCGATGATACGCACAGACATTAAGTGGCTACGCCTGACGATGGAGAAAATGGAAAAGCGGATTTCCCGCCTGGAAGATAGACTGTGAAGAGAAACCAACGGCTGTATTGGGTTGTGGTCCCAGCTCTTTTACTGACGTCTTGGTATGCGTATGCCAGGACGAAAGGGAGAGATAAACTGGCAAATGTGCCACCGCCTAAGCAGCAAACCATTCCCAACCTGGACAATCTCATTGACCAGTTCTGAACATCAAGAAGAGTTCACAGGGCGCTTAGCGCCCTGCTTCTTTCTAATCCTATACCGTTTCTTTTTTTTTCGTCTGAACTCTATCACGTTCGATGTAGTCTTCAGACTGACGCGTATATCGAGCTCCATCAAATCATAGGCTGTGAGTTCGCGCCCCCTGGCGTAAACAGTTTATCCCCTCGAATCTTAAAACCTCGCCATGGCTTAGACACAGGCAAATAACCACGGTGCATGATGAGCAAGAGCCGGACAACAGACATAGGCCAGTTGCCTTTATTTATCCAATTCTTAACTGTTGGAGGCGTTACACCGAAAAACTCAGCCGCCTGTTTATGATCGTCAAAATGCCATAACAGCAGATCGCTAACTTGGTTGATGTATAAGTTGTGGGCGAATAGCTCTTCTTTTACCTTTCTTTTCATGTGATTCTTGTCTCATTATTGTAATTGAACCCCAAAATGGGCCAAGAATCATATTTATCGTGTATTAGTGGAACAATTGGCATTGAGTAGAGCATTTGTACAATTTTGCTTTTTTGTGACGGTTATAAAACTTCTCTACCAGGCGCATAGTGTTTTAATAATCAGGAATGTAACTAATTGAACATAAAACATAATAATGCGCACTCGGATATGAGCTGCGCACTATGTACAAATAATCCTGCTGCTAATGTGTATGTCGTTGAATTTTTTGGGAAATTCAACCCTTTAAACTTTTTTGCAATGTTCGCCCACACAGCTTGTTCCTGTGGCGTCTTTGCTCTATCCGCGGCTAAACCGATTAAAACCGATTCTTGTTCTTCGCCAATGGTGTCCGCAATCATAAGTGCAAGATTTTCTTTAAGAAATGCACGGCCTTTTCTAATATCAGTCAACATTTGGTTACTAATACCCAAATCTGACGCCACTTGCTTATATTGGATGTAATTCATGTGCTCTTTATAAGCATCTATAAGCTTTTCTGTGTACATTTCAAAAATCCCTTGAACTTCATTTTCTCTGATTCTAGCTCATAAACACGGAAATTATCGTATTGCCAGTATGATAATTGTCGTATTTACTATACGACAAATCTCGTACTGAACCATCTTAGGCATTGCTTATGAGCTTCGCATCAAAACCAAATCGCAAAAATCCTGTGTACTTTGAACACCATGCTGATGGCTTCTGGTGCTCCATTGATGGCATGCCGGAATACTTCAAAACCAAACATGAGATGTACCTTTATGCGTGTGAGTCAGACCGAGAACTGATTGAAATCACACACGAAAATGAGCCTGAGCTTCGTGCCAATGGTGCTTTTGAGCGAGTGTTCCGTGATGAATAGAACCGTAATCGACTACGTGAGCTTTTCAGGTTCCCCGCTCCTTTTAGAGCGCTGTAAGGAAATGGCGAAGCAGCGTTTCTGTCTTGAGCAAATCAACGAGTTTGAATCTCAAAATGCTGTGGCTATCAAGCATCGAGAGCAAACCAAAATCATGCACTTTGCCGAAAACTTGGCTCAAGTCTTAGGCTGCGTGGAATCTGAAAACTTCGCCAATCGTGATTTGTACTTTGCAGCCATTGATAAGGAATTGGTTGACGCTGATTTGGTGGTCAATACAGACGTATCTTTTAACGAATGTTACCAGCACCTTATTTCAAACATCGGTATCGATATGCTCGATACGCTTTGTCATGGTGAAGTTGAATCGTTCCTAGAACTGCTCGAAAACGAAATCAGCTACGAAAAATCCAACATCTGGACTCTGGAGCGCCGAGGTGGTTTTTCAGGATATCGCTATTCTGCAAAGCTTCTTTGTAATGGGACTCAGGCGGGTTTGGTCGCTTGGGGGGCGGCCAACTTTGGTTATTACGTGTCATTTTCGGGTAAAGGCTGTGAAGCCATCAACATGGAAGCGCTACATAAGGCATTAAAGCAAATGGTCGGCACCAAGCTCACTCGTGTTGACCTTGCTCTGGATGACCTTCAAGGCAATGTCTCAATCAACGATATCAAACAGAAATACATCGATGGTGAGTTTATCACTCGTGGTACGCCTCCTAGTTGGGGCGAGTTCTGGGGCGGTAAAGGCATGAGTAAAGAAGACCGAAAGAAATGTGGCTTAGTACCTGATGCTGGTCATACGTTCTATGTCGGTGCTCGTGAAAACGGAAAGATATTCCGCGCCTATGACAAGGCAGCTCAAATGAAGTGCGAAGAGTATCCGAACTGGAATCGCTTTGAAGTACAGATAGGAAATCGTTACAGGGTAATTCCTCTCGATATTCTTATTGAGCCTGATCCGTATTTTGCAGGTGCATACCCTGCCCTTGCCTCTTTGATTGATGACGTCGAACCCATTCGGATTTCGACCACCAAGATTCAGTTTATGACCTCATTTGAAAATGCGGTTAAACACGCTCGCGTTCAGTACGGGAAGCTGGTCAATGCCATGCGCCAACTGTACGACGACGATGCACACATACTCGAAACCCTCACCAAAGGGCTCGAATTCACAGACATCCCCGACCGCATTAACTTTCCAGTCGGTCGGGACTTCCATCTAGAAAAAACTGGAGAAATATTATGCCATTAACAGTTGTTGTCATCGGTTGTGAACACTCTCAAGGTCTATCCAAAAAGGATGACCGTCCATACAACTTTGCGCAGGCGAACTACCTCGCTCCCAATGAGGGCTGGAAATCAGAGAAAGGCGAATGTAAGCCTGTGGGTCTGGTTCAAAAGCAAATTGCCATGAACCCTAACCCGTCTCTATTCGCAGCATTTAAGGATCTGGAAACTCAATTTCCAATGGCGTGCGAGCTTCACCTTGATGCAGACCCGCAGAATCCAGCACGTAACATTGTTGTCGATATCAAGCCAGTTAGTGGCAAGGCTTAACGCATGGCTAAGTGTGTAATCGAACATAGCGGCTACTTCATCAGTTCACCGAATCTGTGCGATTACATGATTTTGACCGCTGAGGAAGTCAACCAACTAACACAGACTGTCTCAGGGTCACTCACTATCGATTCTAACCTTTATGTGCAGTTGTCAGGCCAATTATTACTGTCATTTGTAACGGGTCATGTATTGGGAAGAGTCGTAAAAACTATGGGGCGAAAATAGCCCTAAACAACTCACTAACAACGGAAAATCTCACTATGAAATACTTAAATACAGTTAAAAAATATTCTTCAAAAGCTGCGCTTGCAACCGCTACATTTGTTGTTTCTGCTTCTGCTTTTGCAAACGAGAACCCAGTCACTACCGCGCTGAATAATGCGATTGCAGCGGGCAAGGCCAACTATGAGATTGTAGTTATCGGCATTATTACTTTAACGGCTCTTGGCTTCGGCTTGGGTCGTATCACTTCTAGCATGCGTTAATAGGGGTTTCACATGGTTGGCCTTATATCGGACGTAATGACGATTCTTATCGCCATTTCAATTTTTCTAGCGTTCCTATTTGGCTTTACTTCTGGTGTTAACGCCTCCTAATTTGGGGGCGTTTTTTCTTCTAGGTTCTTCTATGCGTAGCGCAATCAACACCCTTCTAGTTGTCTTCTCTCTTATGGTTGCCTTGCTTGCTTCTGTTTCTGCTAAGGCTTCTTGTCCTATTGGTATTGAGCGTAAATCAGTGTCTTGGGTTTGGAGCAATTACGGTGATTCTCCTTATATCTGCGCTGCTTCCTGCAAATCTGTGCTTAAGGCTGTATCGGTATGCTTTCCAGATGCTGATTCGTGTACTGGTGATTTCATCACGAATGGTAGTGCTTGCCCTGACAGTGATGGTGTAGTTGCGGGCGGTCAGTTTCCTGAGCCTGATAATGGAGGTGGTGACGGTGATGATGGAGATAATAGCGGTGATGATGGTGACTGCCTTGGTGGTGTTTGTGCATATCCTGCCGATATTCGCTCTTTGCACGATGCGATTAATTACGCTGAGGATCAAAGTTTTGACGTTGCAGGTAAGCCCGCTACTGGTCTCAAAAGGACTCAAGTTCTTTCTGTCCGCGCTGGGATTGTTGGTGCTAATTACACCAAAAGATTGCTCGATAAGTTAGATCAAGTACGCACAGAACATTTTGCTGATATGGATGCTGCCTTGAATACCATGATGCATAAAACGAATTCCATTGAAGGCAAGATGGATAGCATTAATACCAAGGTCAACACAATTGCGACTAACTCAACCAGCGCCGCTACGAATCTCAATGACATCAAAAACAAGCTTGACCAACTGATTGAGAACACCGCTCCTGAAGAAGAACCAGACTGTACTCCTCGCCCTTTTCCTGAACTGCCACCTCCAGAGTGTATTCCTCGGCCTTCTGGGGTTGAGCAGCGTTTAGATGGCATTAACAACACACTGATTAATAACGCTGTCACCGATACGCTGATGGCTCAGGAGATCAAAGGAGCTGTCGAGGGTCTTGGCTCTGGTATCACTTCCATTTCTGATGGTATAGGCGACATTAAAGATTCTTTGTCTAAGGGTGACTATTTACATCGTGCACCAGAGGGTGAAATTGACTTCGGTGATATGCCTTTGTATCAGCCCAGTGCCATTGAAGAGTTGGAAGCCGAAACCAAGGAATTAGAGGCGAAATATGATGAGAAGGTGAAGCAGTTTAAGAACGTTTTTAGCCTAGACGAATCCAGACTTCAAAATGGTGAGTTTAACAACCATTCCACCCAATTCACCATTGCAAGCGGTCAGACCATAACGGGTATGTCTGCCGTATTTCCTGCTTTGGTGGACGTGTCCCATTGGATTGCTGCGGCGATTCTTTTTGTCGCTATTGTTGCTGGCGTTCGTCAGCTAGGTAACTGATATGGAATTTATTTTATCTCTTCTTCAAGGCCTTGGTGACGCAGGCCAGACGGTGATTGATTTCTTTTCCAATGCGCCAAACTGGTTCGAGCAAATCTTTATTTATCTCAATGCTTGGTATGTAAAGATTCGTCTCTACATGCTCATTAAATACATTGAAATGTCTTACCGCACTGCTGAATTTCTACTAAACGAAATCGGCTTTGCTGAGTTTATTATTTCTGCTTTCAACGCCTTACCTAGTGAAATTCGTTACTACGCTTTTCTGTTCAAGATACCTCAAGCAATTAACGTCTATTTCAACTTTCTAGCGACTGGCTTTGTTATGAAAATGTCGAGGATGTAACTCTATGGCCGTACGTATTAGAACAGGCGCAAATGGCGCATACAAATCGTCTTACGTGTCTTATTTTACTGTGCTTAAGGCTTTGAAAGCGGGTCGAGTTGTGGTGACAAATATTCAAGGTATGGCACCACTTCACATCATGGAAGAGCGCCTTGATATTAAGTTTCCATCAACGGCAAAATTGTTTCGTATATCGAGCAAAAATGAGCGTGGTTTGGAGCTTTGGCAATACTTCTTTTGTTGGGCTCCTTTGGGGGCTTTGATAGTCATTGATGAGTGTCAGGATATCTATTCTCCTAAGATTGGTTTTGACATCAAAAAGATTCGCTATAGGCCGCTGCAAGACTTCCTGCCTAATCTTCCTGATGGATATGAAGACTTTTTTAATTCTCGTTATGTGCCTGTGAACATGGAAGAGTTAGACCCATGTGATATCGATGATTGTGGTCATGCTGAATACGATGAGCAAGGTAGAATTATTTATCCGTTTACCTTCAATGAAGGATTCATGCGTCATCGTCACTACAACTGGGATATTGAACTCCTGTCACCCGATTGGAAGCAGATAGATTCAGGAATCAAAGCTTGTGCTGAGGAATGTTTCTTCCATAAAGGCCGAGATGGCTATTTCTGGGCTAAGCGCAAGCCGTACATCTTTCGTCATGATAAAACAGTGACAACGCCGTCTATTCCTAAGACCTCTCACGCGAACTTAACGACCCAGAAGATTCCGCTTGATGCCTTTCTTTTATACAAGTCTACAACGACCGGACAAGCTCAATCATCCGGTCAGATGAACACGCTTTTTCGCAGCCCTAAGTTTCTGGCGGTCTGCTTGGTTATCATTTTTGGTTTGGGGTATTTAATTTATGCTATATCCGGTTTGGTTAATCGTCATTCTGAGGAAGATACGAAACCGCAAGCGGTTCAGTCTTCGGATTCCGTTTCCTCACAAGCTGATGAGTCTAGTGAGGCGGGTGCTCAAAGTGATTCTTCTGTATCTGATGGTGGGAATCGGAATTCGTCTAACTCTGGTTCCCTTAATCCAGATGCTCGTTTAGCTATGCTGCGCAATATGCTCGGCATTTATGATATTCAATCTCTGTATTACACGGGGCATTCGACCAAACGTACTGACCAGGGCTTCGACTTCTTCGTCACATTGGAAGCGGTCACACCATTAGGGACATACCACCTTAATGATTCATTTCTAGCGGCTAATGACATTCAATTTGTCCATTACGATGACTGCTTTTTGAAACTCACAAAGCAGGCCGCGAGCCTTAATGTCTTTTGTAAACCAGTCCAGAGAGAGCCTCTTAAACTTGGTTCCAAATCTGGTTCACCTGAAATTAAACTCTTTTAAGGATTTCCTATGGAAAACATCACTTTTACTGAAGCAGAAATGGAATTCATTATTGAATCGTTTTTCTTGTATAGCTTTGCTGGCGTAACAGCTGCCCTACTTTTCTATGATGGCGCTATGTGGCTACTTGGTGAGACGGCTAGATTGGTTAAGTCTCGTTTAAAATCCAATCAATGAGGTGTGTTTATGATTTCGTTTGAATTTTATGATCTCTTGATGTTGTTAATGTTTTTGGTCAGTGCTGGTTTTGTTTATGTGGCATTTATTGAAGGTGCAGTTTTTCGGGCAATATCCAATTTGGGCATAGCTGCTTTTTGTGCGTTTGGATTGTATGTCCGTTTGTTAGCTTGAAGCCCCGCAGGGATAAGCCAACACGATAAACTCTAGGGGGTTGACTCGCTCAACTTGGCGATAACAAGCGAAGCGCAACTCCCCTACCTAAAACCACAAAATCACCCCTCCTTCCTGCCAAGATCAGCCTTCCAGAGACTAACAGCATCAGTGGCGTTCATGCCACTGCAACTCGATAAGCTCTCAGCACAATCATTTGAGTGCCGAAAATGATTGCCCTTATAAACAGCACCAGCGAATAAGCGACGACGACGAAAACTGAGGAGGAAGAGCGCTGAGCTAGGTGCGTTTGCGAGAAGGTTCTTAAAATCATTCAACTGACCATCAATAAACGAAGTTAAGATTAGAACTTACTTTATACAGATGGACAAACGGTTTATGAAAAGGATCTACTGCATTAGTGATTGGTATCAATACGCACTTATTGAAGCAACCTCTCCACTTGCAGCGCTGAGAAAACACTTTGGTGTTGACTATGTTTGCCTTGATAACTCAAAGCTGACAGCCAACACGGTAGTAAGTGCTATGTGTTGCGAATACAAGCATTATGCTGAAACTTGTTTAGAGGCTTTAAGTTGCGACGTTGACAGAGTTCTATGGATGGATCAATACGAATACACATTACGTTTCCAGTCTATTTCATCTAAAAATTAACCTGTGCTACCATTACTGTATTAATATACAGTAATGGTATTTTTATGCGTTTACGATATGTAAGAAGTCATGTTGGAAGCGTTCTTGATGAAAGAGGTTTCAATTTCAAAGGAGAACGGATTTTTGTTGAAGCTCCATTAAAGAACGGAGAGTTAATCCCTAGAGATTTTTTTGGTGCAATCGATTCATCTGAATGCTTTGAGTTACAAAAAGTGAAACTTGTTGGTTTCACAGGCTATAGCCTAGACGACGGTAAATCATGGAAGCCTATTCGTGTTGCACGATAGTCACAGATTTCTTCATTCGACAAGTCACAGTTGATGTGCGAAAATTTTGGTGTGACTTACCTGGGAGATAATTCTGTGACCAACTTACACTTAACAAATGTGACTGACCTGGTCGCAAAACCTGTGACTCAATCTAAGTTAATTTTGTCACTTTTCCCAGGCATTGACCTGTTTTCAAAGCCTTTCGAAGAGCTCGGTTTTTCGGTGGTTCGGGGACCTGATACTATTTTGGGGCAAGACATTCGAAGCTTTCATGTTCCAAAAGGTGTATTCGCTGGCGTAATTGGCGGTAGCCCCTGCCAAGAGTTTTCATCTTTATTAAGAACAAAACCTACTGGTTACGGATTAGAAATGTTGAAGCAATACAAGCGTGTTGTTCAAGAAGCTTGCCCTAATTGGTGGCTCCTTGAAAATGTTCCTAGGGTGCCAGATTTAAAAATTGAGGGTTATTCTTGGCAACGTTTCCCTCTTGACCTTGGTTGGTTTTCGGAGTCAGGGAGGCTTCGTCATTTCCAATTTGGAAGCATTGAAGGAAAGCTTCTCAACCCTCCCATTGCTATACGCGAATCAGGCTTAGAGGGAGCAGCCGTAGCTAACGATGACAGGTCTTTTGCTAAGCTACTGCACTTGCAAGGGCTCTCAAGTGATTTTGATTTACCTAGTTTTACGGTAGAAGGTAAGAAAAAAGCAGTGGGTAATGGCGTTCCTATCCCGCTTGGTCGTGAGCTAGCAAAGATGATCAACCAAACATGTTACGGCGTGACTGAACCAGGGGCAAAAACTGTGACTACATCAAGAGCTAGCGAAACTTTATGTGGTTGTGGATGTGGAAGAAGTGTACACGGTAAAGCTACTTATGCTGGCAGTGCTTGTCGTAAACGTGCTCAAAGGAAAAGACAAAAGGAAATGTCTAACTGAATATCTGCAACCCCGTATAGTAATACGGGGTGAAAGTCTGTTCAGTTACGTATCATATTTAATCGAATGAAATTGATATAACAAAAAACAGCTGACAACTTTCTTTAAGACTGCTATCATCGCGTCCAAGCACTTAACCACTCATACTGCTGTAGTCATAGGGGGCTAACTTGGTAGTTAAATCTTCAGTATATAAAAATGAGTCAAAACGAACTTATGATCTAACTGATGAGAAACGAAACGAGTACCGTAAAGTTTCTCAAGAAGCCTACCAAGCTAAGTTGGACGCTGAAAAAGGTATTTTGGATTCAGTTCATGAGGTTAATCAGCCAAACCTAGACCCAAACAACTTAATGCCTCAGATTGAAAGCCATGGCACTCGTTGTCTAAGCTTGTTTTCTGGCGGAGGAGGTTTGGATTTAGGGTTCGATAAAGCTGGATATAATCATGTGGCCTCTTATGAACTAATTCCAATATGTGAGCAAACCTTAAAGAAAAACAGACCCGATTGGTCCGTTTTTTCCGGACCAGAAGAAGGTGATGTCACTGGTGTAAACTGGGATATGTATAAAGGTTCTGTTGATTTAGTTCATGGTGGTCCACCATGTCAGCCTTTCTCTATTGCTGGTGAACAAAAAGGTCTAGACGATGAAAGAAACATGTGGGGCGAGTTCAATAGAGCAGTAAATACTATTAAGCCTCGTGCGTTTGTCGCAGAGAACGTTTTAGGTCTATTGAGTCCGAAGTTCAAAGGCTTCGTTCAGAAATATATACTGGACGAATTGTCAGATTACAAAATAAAAATGTTTGAGATGCACGCTTCAGACTTTGGTGTTCCTCAAATAAGAAGGCGTGTGTTTTTTGTTGGTTTCTTGTCAGAAAAGGATTTCAATGAATTCGAGATACCAGAGCCAACTCATTCGTTTAAAGACACAAGCAACTCCAATTTAGTACCTACAATGGGGGTACGTGAGGCTTTAGGCTTATCTCAAATTAGCCACGACGACTTAGCTCCAACTATAAGAAGTGCATTCACTGGTAAAAGAAATACTACTTCCATTCTCAATAGTGCAGCCGGACAAAAAGCTTGGGGTGCAATGGAAGTTTGGCCTAACGGTGTCCAAATAAGTAGAGAAAAGGCTTCTGCCTTCCCTGCCAAGAACGACCACTTCCGACTCTCGACTAAAGATGTAGGTATCATCCAAGGATTTCCGGAAGATTGGAACTTCGCTGGTGCTGTGTACCAGCAATTAGGCCAAATAGGTAACTCAGTGGCTCCACCTGTCGCATATCAAGTAGCTAAACAGGTGGCAAAAGCCCTTAAGGCTATTTGAGTTTTGCTCTAACTTGACGACGTAGCGCTTCAGCGTGATCGTCGTCAATCTTTTCAAAGTCTTTAAAATAGCTAAAGGGTATATGTGGATTATTTAAAGTGCTTCCTCTATTTGATATGTACACCATTCTATCCTTCAAAATACCTAACATTCTTTCTGGTGAGTAGCCATTTTCCAGATCCATTTGAGCTAAATAATCTGCTTTAGAGTATTGGTTTTTGTGTAGTTTCTTAGCATCTTCATAGCTATATTCAGATTTATTTCCAACTACTTGATGTAAGTCTTCGATAGATAGCTTTTTGGCTGAAATCTCCGACAGCTCAAAATCCGGACGTATATACTCTGCTTTAGAATCTATCCATTCTTTCATGTCCTCAGGAGATACATATTTGTAGTATTCTTCCCCAGACATATAAAACCCAATTAACCAATGTTTATCTTCCCACTTCTTTATGTGTTCAGGCCCAAAATCTCTAACTGTCGTTACAGAACCTTGGGATGTGGTTTTGAGCTCAAATGGTAGTTTTTTACCGTCAATATTTAGAAAAGCATCAATTCCAGTTCTACCCTCTGATACATCTTTGTATAGGCCGAAAAGCTCAATCATTGCAGCTTCGCGACTATCATCTTGAAAATTATTGGCCATGTATTCCCCAGCAACGTTAAAAATTAGATTATTAATAACAAACTCGTTGCAGCGATCTTACTGATCCTTTTTCAATTTACAATAGTTATATAATTGAGGTTTAACACTTAACTGTATGACATGTAAACAATAAGCGGAGTGTGAATTCGTCGACTATCTATTTGATAGAGGCTAGTACCCGAGCGTATTTGAGCAGCTTTGCAGTAGTAGTAACTTCTAACTCTGACTGTATCTCGATAAGCGCAATACCTGTTAGTATTTCTTGCGGGGAAACTACTTGCCCTGTTGGTAATTCAAGCTTACCCGCTTTCATTTCAAAGCCAAGCCACTCTTTTTGATATGATAATTCCAGCCTTTTATGCTGTCGCATTAACCTTTTACACTCTTTAGGTATCGCTTTGCCTTTATCCCATTCTTTGACTGTTCTCACGCTTTTGAAACAAAGGCTTGCTGTTTCTTCGACCGATAGACCACATTCAAATTCACGAAAACAATAATTTTTTGTCATCTCGTGATACTTCATGACTTACTCTCTCAAAAGCGAAAGAGTTTATTGATATATAAAATGAAATGATATTGATTGCATTGAACATAAACACGCATAATGCGCACTAATAGAGGCAAAAAAGAAAGGTAACTTTATACGTTAATTCAATTAGTTACCTTTACTTTTTGTCTCTTATACTCAGGCAATCTTTTTAGTATCAGCAGCTTCTTCTAAACGTCTAAGTGCGTTGATTGCACCTTCATTTTTTGAGCGCTCTGCAATGATTGCTAACATGGTGAGTTCAACATCTAAACCTAGCAAATCTGCGATTTCACAGGCCATATCATCACTCATTGTTCCACCGTTCTTCCATTTTTGAACTGTACTATGAGTAATATCTAAGTATCGTCCGACTTCACGCATGCTATGTAGTTGTTTTTCAACCATTAATCTATTGAGCAAGTCACGAGTTGTAATCATGTTTTGTCCTCCAGCGACAAGCTTAGTTTACCTGAATAACGGCTCGCAACCAGTTGCCACCAATATTCAAATGATCTTTAATCTGTTTCGTTCAAGTTGAAGCGGTTTTTGTGAAGGCCGGTAATGCTAAGAACATGTCAAGTCGGGAGACTTTACGATCCTTTTAAAGCCCCCTAAGTGATTCGAAGCGCTACGGGGGCTATCTGATAAAGGAATCATAAAGCCACTAAGTATTGACCAGATAAAACAAAAAAGGATCAAATTTATGTCAGTTACAAGTCAATCTCTCAAACTTGCTACTCTAAATTCTAAAGCAAACGCGAAGGCTGCTTAACCCATGTCACACGAGCAGTACCCAAGCAAACTGGACTACATTTGTGCTACTTCCGGTTGTGACGAAATGGCAGATATCCCTGGCGGTATCTGCCACAGCTGCGAAACCTCTTATCAAGAGGTGGTTAACTGCCCGTTAACCAAACTACTCGATCCCCTACTCGGTCACTCTGACCCACAAGAGACCCCAGAACAAGCCCAAAGCCGTAAGACTCGTGCTCACCGTGGCTTCTGTCAATACCACCGTAAAATCATGTACCGCACCGCGGTGTACCCGGGTTCTAACGTGGCGTTCCTGACAGAAAACGGACGAGCAACACAAGAAAGTATGGTCAAAGACGCGTGTCTGTTTATGGCCGCGGTCGTCAATGAAATGTGCTTAGTTTCGCGTAAAGTGGGTACCCGTACCCAGCAAGGCTTTTTACTACATACTTGGAAGCATTTCGAACAGATGACTGGCCTACCAGATTGGCGCATTAAGCAGTGTTACAAATGGGTGCAAAAACGCGGCTGGCTATCCTCCAAACAGCCCCGTGAGAGCTATACAGGCAAGGACAACCTCAAGAAATGGCGCGGGCTCGCGTCTGTTAAGCGTGTCGAGCTGAAATACTTTGAAGACTTAGGCATTTTGAACAAGTTTCAGGATGCCCAGAAAAAGGCAAAGAGCAGACTTAAAAAGCAATCAACTGACTGGAAGATGCCGATTAAGTACATCCTAACCCCTATTACACTCCTACGCCGTCGACGCAGAGAAGCTGCGGAACGTAAAGCCGCAGCAGCTCAGCCAGACTTTGCACCAAGCTTCGATTCGAATCCGTCCCCTATCCCTATATAGTGCCGTTTTGTCTGTATGCCCCTTAGTTGGGGCTTTCTGCGTTGTCTAGGGCTCAGGATTAGCCTTAGAGCTAGATTATCACGGCTACTTTTGCCGAGGTAACACGTCAGCTTGTCCAAGTTGCGATCCCTTCTCCCTCATTTTTGCCTTGAAAATCAGAAGTGTGCATTTTTTAACCCGTGAAGTACTCCATACTTTACTCTATGGCTTTACTCTATATGTTCACCCCATTCATATACTTTCCCTAGTCTTCGACTAGAACGCCTTCGGTTAGAGATAGTAAAGATCTTAAAGAATACTGCCTAAAGGCAGTTGAGAACGTAGCGCCCCCACCCTGGGCGGTGAAATACAAAGAAGAAATTGGACTGGGTCTGGCAGTCGCAACCGTGGCCTTTTCCTTGTTCATGCAGCACCGCTCACTGAAAAAGGCTGACCGACAAGCCGCGCTCGAGCGTCAGCAAAAAGAATCTCAGGAAGCTGCATAAAATTCATTCAGCCCAGTGGGTTAAGTTGGGCTGAATCCCTCATTTATGAAACCAAGCACACATTTTATTCTAATGATGCTCCGCTTAGCCTCTTAACATTTGATATAGTTCTTGCTTATCACGTACTTAGCAGAAGAACTAAAAAAATAGAGGTTGTCATGGCTAGTTCACTTATTACGTCAGCGGCAGAACACATTTATAGCCGTGTTTCTGGTAAACAAGATGCCAATAAATGGTACAAGGTCCTTGTACCTGAATTGAAAGAGGCTTTGGAAAGAGGTACTCCTATTACCGACCCACAGGTCAAACGTTTAATATCAGCCATTAGTGAGCTCCCGTCGTCAGGTGCGAAGCAAAGAAACTTTGTTCGACGTTATATGCAAGACAAAGATTCAATGCTGAAATTGCCACGAGATCCAAACACCATTATGTATGGATATTGGTGGTAAATATGATCAAGTGGGGAATAAGAATTGCCTTTGTTTTGGCAACTATCTTTATCGTTAACGACGTGGCGTCATTAGGTGATCCAATCCAGTTTATTGATCTAACCAGCTTCTTGATTGTTGTGGTTCCTACCCTATTTGCTGCGGCGGTGGGTTATCTAAAATCTCGTGCGATAGCGATTCGATGCGCAATCTATACAGCGGTAGTAAGTAGCTTATTGGGTGTTCTGATTGGTGTTATCCAAACCTTTGGCAATGCTTTTGGTGATACGGAAGCGATATTTGTAGGACTAAGCGTTGCGCTTCTTCCACTTTTCTATGGACTCACCATTGCCCTGCTGCTGCTTCCATTCCATCTGAGCAGCGATGATTAAGTGCGTTAAGTCACACTTAAGGCATATCTAAGACACTTAACATTAGGTATCTAAGGCATATAAGCCATTACCAATAAGACCGTCCAACGTTGGGCGGTTTTTTATTGGAGGCACCTTTGGAACCCATCAACAACAATAACAAGCTCGATAACCATCACGCTTACGTGGTCGGTATGTCGGGTTCTGGTAAATCTTCCCTGGCGAAAAAGCTACTCATTGCGGCCACAGACCAGGTGGCGATTTACGATCCCAAACGCGAATATGACGGCAAGCTCAAGGGCCGTAAAATCCGTGTCTATACCAACCTAAAAGCCTTTGCCAGTGCCCTGCTCGCTGGCCGTGAGACTCGCCAAGGCTTTAAGATTGCCTACCGCCCGAATGAGTCTTGCGCGAAGGACTTTGATTTGTTCTGTCGCGTGGTCTGGGGCTGTGGTGACGGCAAGCACAAAAAGCCGCTGAAAGTCATCTGTGAGGAGGTGGCGGAGAACTCCACAGGCTCAGGCAAAGCAACAGGTTATCACGGCAAACTGCTGCGTCTGGGACGCTCTTACAACATCCACACCATTAACCTATTCCAACGCGGCCAGGAAGTGCCTAAAACCATCATTGATAACTGTGAATATGGTTACGTCATGCTGACCAAAACCCCAAAAGCCGCCGCTATCTGGAAGACCTGACCGGAATATGCGCCTTAGAGCAAGGAACCTTGCAGCGTTTTGAGTATTTCTGCCAGGTTGGAATTGAAGTCCAAAGAGGCAAATTTGGCTGGTAGTTTGTGAAAGCCATCACGCTTAAGGCATATCTAAGGCATATCCAGATTAGGTATCGAAGGCACATATCGCGTTACCAATAAAGCCGTCCACTAAGGGCGGTTTTTTATTTGGAGTACAACTCAACATGATTAAATTGAACGCAAAAAATCTTCTTATCCTAGTCGGTGTGTCCGTGGCCAGTGCTGCGGTCGTCGTTTGGGCGTCAAACAACGTCGATTCCGTTGAAGACGTGATTGGCGACTAAGGGAGAAGCGCATGATTTCTGTAATGAAACTGAATTCGTTCACAGGTGCGGGCTATGGCGAAAAGGCCTCTTTGGTCATTCCGACAGGCCCGGTGTACGAAGAAATTTTTCTTGAAACCAACCTGCTCCCGGAGCAAATCACTCGCGTGACCATCACCTTAAACGGCGATGAAATTGTCGTTCTGGACGGTCAACTGATGAAGATGTTGGAAGCCTACAAAGGTCTGAACTCAACACAGGGCTTTTACAGCATCCCACTGGCGGACATTACGGCCAAGACCAAAAACGGTATGCGTTACACGGCGCTGGTGACAGAGAAGACCGATAACATTCTGCTGGAAGTGGAAATCGCCCCGGCTGCTGACGGTGCACCAGATGTGCAGCTCAAAGGCCACGCGTCGGTATCACCGGCACAAGCCGCGCGTATTGTCGTGCCGCAAATCAAAAAGCAAACCATGCAAGCCACGTCGACGGAAAACGAATTCTTAGACCTGGTATCGAGTGAGTTGCTGTTCGTGCGTCGTATGCACTTTGTCAGCGACAAAATCACCTCGTTGGAAATGTCTCGCGACTACATCCGTGAATACGACTCGACGGCCGTTGTCGACAAAATGCGCGCCCTGCGCAATCGCCGTTTCTGGCAGTCGGGTTACTTTCATTTCGACCCAATCATGCGCGGTTACTACCTGGATGAACTGATGTCGACTGCGCACGACAATGAGCTGAAATTCACGGTGAAAACCACGGAGCCGTGCGGCTCGATTCCGATCATTGTCGAGTCTGTCAAAGTGGTGCGCCCTGACCTTATCGGCGGCGAGTAACAGGAGGCGCTATGTCATTTTTAGATGACCTGACGAACTTTGGCAGTGGGATGCTCGATTCCGTGGGTGAAGGGTTTGACAACCTGGTCACTCACGCGACCACCCCAACCCAAACCGTCAATGCGACCACGCAAAAGCAAGGGGCTCAGGAAGCCGATAATCACGGCAACATCAAGACCAGCGCGTCGACGGCGAACGCTTCCAGCGGCATCCCGACGTGGGCGAAGTACGCCGCGGGTGGCCTTGGCGTGGCGGTTGTGGTCACGGGCTTGATTGTCCTGGCGAAAGGGAAATAAGGGGGACACATGCCATTAGTTGTGTTCCTTCCCCTACTCGCGGGCGGCGTCGGTTTCGGTGCCGGGTTTTGGTCGGGTTCCGGCGCGACCAAACTCTTAAAACTGGGCGCGGTGGCCGGAGGCACTTACCTGGTCTACCGCGTGGTTAAGGAGGCGAAATGATACCGGGAATTTCTGGCGGGCTGACCAACAGCGGCTCGATGCCAATCAATGCCAGTGGTGGTCATGCTGGCCCATCCAGTGCGACCGCGCGCAATTCGTTTGGCGGTATTCGCAATGGTTCTATCAACTTTGGGGGCGGCGGTGTGTCGTCCTGGCTCCCTTGGGTAGCCTTGACGGTCGTAGGAGGTCTCTTGGTATGGAAAAGCAACTGACCATCAGCTTTCTAAGGCCAACCCGCCCGGACATTGGCTATCACCTGGACCAGCTCAAACCCGCATTTAATGGCTCGGACTGTGCCAAAGCGGAATGGCTGGCGATGGTGGAACGCGTGAAATCAGGCGATGCAGGCCTCTACCTTATCAAGGCTAAAGGCGTGTTACTGCGCTTCGTCGGTCGCGTGATTGACGGGGCTTATCACATCAATGCGATGACGGGCAAAGGGCTGCACCAAGCCGCGCCGCTGATTATTGAGCGATGCGTGGCGATGGGCTATCCGTCGATTACCTATCACACCTACCGCCCAGGTATGGGGCGCATTTTATCGGGTTTTGGCTTTGAGCTAGACAAGCAAATCAGCCAGACCGAGCGCCGCTATTTATTGGACTTGGGAGGTGCGCATGGGTAAAGGCGGCAGCAGTAGCAGCAGTAACACCACTCAAAACACCAACGTTAACGGCACGAACGCGGTCAGCGGTGACAACCTGGGCGTGTTGGTCAGTGGTGTGAATGGCTCCACGATTAACGTCACGGCCACCGACCACGGCGCGGTGAAAGCGGCCAGTGAGACGGCGAAAGCCTCATTAGAGTTTGGGCGGGACGCGCTCAAGTCTAATGAGCACGCGGTGGATAAAGCGTTGAAGATGGGCGGTGACAGCGTCACCAAGGCACTCAACTTTGGCGAAGAGTCGCTCAAGGGCGCACTGGGTATCACGAAAGAATCGCTCGATAAGATGGAGACCACATCGAAAGGCGCGATAGATGCGGTGAAAAGCATGGCGGCGCAGTCGAACGAAAACGCACGCACGGCCATGTCTATTGCCGACCGAGCCAAAGCACATGAACAGACCGGAAACGCCCCGGAGATGACAAAAATTGTCTATGGCGCGTTAGGTGTCGCCACCGTGGGCCTGTGTGTCCTGGCGTATAGGAGTAGCCGATGATTTTACAACCAGGAGAAGTCAAACGCATCAGCGTAACGCGCTACCGCTGGTTGATCGTTCGTGAAGCACAAGATTACTTCTTCGTGCAAAGCGACAACAGCGAACGCACGCGCCTCGATGCGGGGATAAGCTCGATATCAACGGCATTCAAGAACTGGATATCAGCAACCCACGTACCACACCGATTAGCGTCGAATATCAGCTCACCGACCGCGATATCGAGACCACGCCACCTGTAAACCTCAAAGTGGCGGACGCTATGGCCGTCACAGAGGTGCGCGCTGTGGTGAATACGCGTGAAGTGAGCGCGCAAAGTTTTACCACCCCGGCCCACATCAACATCACGCCCGGAGAGCGAAAGCGTCTTTGTCAGGCATCCGCCAGTCGCAAGGAAATCATCGTTCAGAACATCAGTGTGAACGAATGTGAAGCCATGCTGGGCGCACAAGCGGTGTCCGCGGTGAATGGTTTGTCTGTCTTAGGTGACAGGCAGTCCCCGGGCGGTATCACCTTGTCCGGGGGCGGTGAATTGTGGGCATTTAACAATGGCAGCGGCCCGTTAAAGCTGGCCGTTTTGGAGGTGCACAATTAGCAGCTTTATGCCACGTCGTGCTCGAGCATTCGACCCGCTGACGGAACACCTTATGAACCTGCAACCTGAACAAGTCGACGCCCTAGAAATGATGCGGGGCGTCTACAGCAATCAGATTGCGTTGAGCGCCGCTATTTTAGGGTTACAGCGTCACTCTATCATTAACCATCATGACGTTTACGGCTTAGGCGAAAGTGTGGCAGCCAATACACTGCCCCGCTTTCAAGCTGTGAAACAAGAACTGGAGACACAACCTCTATGAGTGAAAACAACTTTTCAGCCATCAGTCAGATGGTGACCGAAGCGCGAAGCTTACTCGATACCATCAAAGGCGGCGCTATCAGCACCATGCAAACGGCCTTTGATAATAAACTTGTCGATTTCACCGGACAATTCAACAGTAAGCTCGGCAGCTACCAAACTCAGCTTAATGCGGCGACCGCTTCCATGATGGAAGTGATTAACGGCCACAACGTGTATCGCGTAGGGAATAAGAAAGTCTATGAAATTCAACACACCGTTGCGTACGGTGGTTACCAAGCTGGCGCGAACCCAGACTCTGCGTTTCCCAATGCTAAAAACCCGAATTTTCCCATCAGCTATTTCAACCTGATTGAGTTCGTGGCAAACCAAGGATTTGGTACACAAAGCGATCGCTTCCAGGTCGACTTCTACCAAACGCATCGCGGAATGGTAAGCGCCCAGTATGTCGACCATTTCGTCTTCACCGGTACTTCTTCACAAGACTCCGTGTCGGGCTATCTGGAAGTCAAAGCGGCGACCGAGCATGGCGGATTGTGTTTGTACATCTCTCAACCTACTGGCAATCGAGAGGTCGCCATCACCAAAGACCTGATTGGGCGACGAATCCCGATTAGTCTGCGTGACATCGGCCAAGGCCATGACAACGGCACGGCCAGATTGTCGATTAAGGTCGACAGTCGCTACCACGTGGGGGCTGACCGTCATTTTTATCTTAAGGGGGAATACTCTTCGAGCCGAGGCCAGCCGCCAGCAAAACTGTACAACTCTAACTCTGTTCACTGGAGCCGATAATCATGGAAACACAATCATTTGCTTACAACGAAAGTGACCAGGTTACGCAAACCCGCTGGGCTGAGGTTCGTGCCATTCGTGACGCGAAACTCAGCGGCGCCGATGCGCTTATGAACCTAGCCATGGACAGCGGTCTCGAGACGGCCGCTATCGCTGAGTATCGCCAGGCTTTGCGAAACATCCCTCAAACCTACAACCAACCGGATGATGTGGTATGGCCGCAAAAACCATTATTGCCGCAAGCGTCTGCGTAATCGGAGCCTTGATCATTATGAATAGAAAAACCGTGACCGAAGCGGTCTCAAAATGGAGCCTATCGACACGCAGTCAGGCGCGTATGTTGGGCGTTCACCGTGACCTAAAAGCCGTGGTGAAACGTGCGATTGAACTTTCGCCGTTTGACTTTGGCATTACATCAGGCAAGCGCACAGCACAAGAGCAAAACGCGCTCTTTAAAAAAGGGGCAAGCCAGTTAGACGGGTATTCCAAAATTAGTCGTCACCAAACAGGCCACGCCGTCGACTTTGTGGTCTACGACGAAAACGGCAAAGTGACCTGGGGCTTTAGCTACTACGAGCAAGTGAGCTGGGCATTTAAGCAGGCTGCGCGTGAGCTCGGTGTCAGCATTGTCTGGGGCGGTGACTGGACGTCCTTTAAAGACGGTCCCCACGTCGAACTTAACCGAGCTGTCTACGGATGATTAGCCAAAAGGACGCGAAGACCGTCGCGTTAACCATAGTCGGCAGCGTTCTCGCTGCCTACACCATTAAATGTCTGAAAAAGAAAGGATGGTTATGATTGGATTGATCACATCATTGGTGAACAAAGGTCTGGGTTACTTTGAGCGCAAGCACGAAGCCAAACTCAAAGCCCAAGACCGCGCCGACCAGCTCGAGCAAGCCCAGGTGAACGCCAAAATAAAACGCTTGGAGAAAGGCGATGACTCCGCGGCTAAGCTGGATGAACTTAGCATCAAGCAACGTGGTTGGAAGGATGAATATTTGTTGCTTCTGACCACCCTGCCACTGGGTATATCGTTTGTCCCTGGCTGGGCTCCTATTGTGGAGCTCGGCTTCGATGCGCTCGAGAACATCCCTGAATATTACTGGTATGCGCTTGGCATGATCTACATCGATACGTTTGGCTTTCGCCGAATGGTACGCGTGGCGTTTGAGCACTGGCTAAAGCAGCGCTTTGGAGGTGTCAGTGGGTGAATATCAAACCCTTTTGGTGTTTGCGGTGAGCTCGATAAGCTCAGGGATAGGACTGGGCGCGATGATACGCACAGACATTAAGTGGCTACGCTTAACAAGCGAACTCCTTGAAAAGAAGAGACTCGATCATTTCTATGATCAATCAACTATACAGCCCTCTTACTCATGGTTATTTGTTCATGTGCTAGGAAAAGCAGTAACAATGTTCAGAACTCATAAAATGAACAAAGACAATTATGATCGCTACAACAAAAGCTTCACTTACTATGAAAAACTGACTATAAAATGGATATTCCTCGTTTCCTTTGGTGCTTTGATTGGTATTGTGTTGGGCAGCCACCTTATTGATTGGTTGGGCTAGAGTTAGCTTTCTTTATTCGCTATTAGCAAAGTGTTACGTTTGTTCTTATCATATGTGTCGGATTGACCTTATTAGCTACTAACTCTTTGCTTGGAAGAGACCATCCTGTTAGATGGCCGCATTGCGGCCCTTTTTATATAAAACAAGTGCCTTATTGATGTGAGATATGTATAATCCCTAGCGGATTCGTAAACTCTCCCGGCTTGTTCCCGTTAACGTCAGTTAAGGTAACGAGCTATGTCTCTAAGAACACAATTCTCGCGCTTGGTGGACGACATCAAGCGCACCCGTCAAACCCTGGAAGACCAATCCCCAATTGGGCTAACGTCCCTACCCTTAAACTTGCCTCAACGTTGAAGCAATACGCGATCGACAACTTCAAAGCGGCGAGCTCGATATTCGATAAGAAAGTCGACGCGCTCGAGAACCTGCAGAAACAAATTGATGAACTCCGCGCTCGAGTCGAAGGCGGTGAATCATGATATTAGGTTACGTCAAATGCACTTCCCCTGGTTGCGATGCAGCGATGGAAGTCAGCCAATGCAGCGGTAAGCGCAGCAAGTATCTCAAAGGCCGCTGTCATACATGTGAATGCACTGAGCAGCGCAGCAATGTCAATACGCAGAACTACCTTCAGGCGTATAAACCACTTGAGGAACTTAACCAGGTCGTTGAGCCTGAAGAAGTGCCTCAAGAACCCGAATCCCCTACCCCTAATTCCAAAGGTTCCGGTTGGCTATGTGCCGGTAACAAGACCAGGAAATCGCAGGAAGAATGAAGATCGATAAATTATCCAAACAAATACTTGTCACTAAAGATATTTTCATAATTTATTATTTCTTTCCAATGAGTTAATATCCATGACCATTGTTATTGAGCACAACAACATATTGGAGAAATAATTTGAAAAAACATTTGATTACAACGGCTCTATTACTTTTTTTTTCGTCTTTTTCCGTTTAGACACCTAACAAAGACTTTGGGGTTTTCTGGCAAAAATTCATATACAGAGGATAGTGTAATGAAGAAAGTGACACTTGCTATTTTGGCAACATTATTTAGTCAACCTAGTTTTGCAAGGACAGATTGCCCGGTTGATAACATAGCACATATTCAAATAGAAGGGAGTGTTGTGCTCTACAACCAAAGTTCTGTGTGGAGAAGACTTGGTGTATTAACTGATATCGGGACCAAAGAGCGATACTCGGCCTTATTATCTGCTCAAATGTCAGGTAAAAAGGTGATGGTTGCGTATCCCCAAAATGATTATGATTGTAATAAAACGAATTATGGTGAGAGTGCATATATTGTAAGAACTTACAATTAAAACCCTAACAATCAGCTCAAGGCGGACAACCAACGCTTAGTGGTTTATACCTAGTTGAGTTTGGTGTTTACGGTGAGTGGGTGGTTTTTGGGGTATAGTTGGTAGCCGCTTAGTAGGGCGTTATGTATCAATCAAGAATGAAGAGGTATCAATGGGTAAAGTAATTATTGTATTTTTCGCTGTGATTTTTTCAGGGTATGTATCGGCTGACATTCAGTCATTTGGAGGGAACAAGATTAAACAAATATCAGCATATGACGATTATGAAGGCGGAATAATTCGTATAGAAATAACCAATAGCCATAGCTCCTGCCCTGTAGGTGGTTTTCTGAATCCTAATAAACCTGGCTTTGACCAATTATACTCTTTGGCTTTAGTTGCAGCCACATCACAAAAGGACGCAACAATTCAACTGTATACTCATTTAATTACAGCTGGCCTGTGTGAGATTGACGCAATAAGACTGGATTTTTAACTGAGCCCTAAGACATAACAAGCGTCTCAAACCGACCTCCACTGCGTTGCTCACACCTTAACAGGGCGTTGAGGCTGTAGAATTTCTTGGTTTTTCTCCAATTCCACCTGATTTTTCGACAACTTTCCCTGTCTAAATTGGCTTAAATACTGAGCCGTGATATTGGTGCTTACGGTGATAATTTAAGATATAGGCGTCGTTGCTGGTTCTGGCAGGTTTTAGAGGGGGTTCCCCCTCTAATGAATGTAATTTCTCAGCTTTTCTATGTTGTGAAGCAAGCTAAACATCGCCCATTGTGCGTTGACTTTCTCTTTACCTCTCAGAGTGAATCGATTCATCTGTTTATTAACGGTGATATTGCCGAAAACGGGTTCAACACACCCAAGGCGCTTACTGTATTGCCGCCTTCCTTCTGGGCTATCAATTTTGCTTTTCATAGCTTGCATATGGTCAAAGTTTTTGGTGTTTTTGTAGATAAAGAAGACTTGTCGGCCTTGCTGTTTACCGGGAGGCTTCCTCATACACTGAGATTGGTGAATGCACTGCCGACAGTCGTTGAGGTAGCCACAAAACTGAGCGCCTCGCTCTCCACGTATTACGGCATTTTTGCTGCTAAGGCGCATCATCTTCCCAGCGGGACATCGGCAAGTCATCGCATCTTGGTCAAACTCGAACATGGCAATGGGATAACAGGTTTTGCCTGTTTTGGACCGCTTCTTACGTTTCTTTGCTTGCTCGGTTTGGTAGGTTTCACTGCTTTGAAAGAGTGGATTGCGGCTGCGAAATGCCGTGTCAGCGATGTAACAATCGTACGGAGTGCCCGCCAAGAACTTGAGATTGGCTTTGCTATGAAAGCCACTGTCAGCCGTGAACTTGATCGTGTGCTCGGCAGAATTCGGCAGTTTGTCCATCTGTTCGTTTAAAGCGAGTACCGCAGGTTTGAGCGTTTGCTGCTCACCGACACTGCCCCATACTTGGGTGTACAAAATAACTTGGTGTTTGTCATCAGTGATAGCAATGCCGTTATAGCCTTGAATCGTGCCCTTCGAGGTAGTCATTTTTGCACTATCGTTGTCAGTTATGTTGCTTTTTATGGGTTTGTTATTAGAGCCTAACTTGTCGTGGGTACTCGCGAGAAATGTACCTATTTTATTGGCGCTGTTATCGAGCTTTTGTTTTTGTCTTAAGTCTTGTGCGAGAACCTCGTTAGGTAGGGCGTCTTGATTTTGATGGCGTTCGATAATGCGGCGACTCGCACGCTCTAGTTTCTCTTTTTTGCGTTGGAGTTCTTCGTGTGTGCCACTCCATTCTTTACTGGCATTGGATGATATTTTACATCCATCAATGGCAAACATGTTACGCCCGATAAGACCTTGTTCATCACATATCATCAAGACTTGAGTAAAGAGTGGTTCAATGGTGTCTTTCATTTTAGCGATGAAGGCAGCGATGGTGGTGAAGTGTGGTCTGACATCGCCAGATAGACACATGAAAGTGACATTGTTGATACAAGCTTTTTCAATGCGTCGACTGGATAGCATGCCGAGAGAATAGGCATAAAAGATAACCTTGAGCATGATGGAAGGCGGATAGGCGGCCGCTCCGTTTTGGTCATTGCAATAGTGGACATCAAAAGGTGATAGGTCGAGGTGATTATCGACGATATGGGCTATCGCATACTCGATAGTGCCAGGGATGAGTTGCTCATCGATGATGACAGGGACAAACATGTTTTGGTTCGAGTAATCGGTTTTGAAGTTGGGCAT